GCACATCACAGTTGGTGCTTCGTGTTAGAACTTCGCCGTAAAAGGCCATATACTAGTCAGGAATCTCTAGTCGGGTCTGACTCGCCGTTAACTCAATCCTCGTATGCTCGTAATGCTTCCCACGATACAGGGTACAGGTTTTCCATCTCCTCGTCAATAGCATCTGCAACTACACGAGTCTCTGCCTGTGTGTCATCCTTGCAACGTAGGCTACACATCTTGGCAAAACTAAACACAGTACCTGACCAGTACCACTCAGTCATCATTGACTGTGGCAATACCATACGTGCTTGCTCTGGTGATACACCCTTGGCTAACAGGTAGTTGTAATTCTGCCGACAATCCTCAACCATATTACGTGCAACTGAGGGACGTATATCATTTATCTCACCCTCACTGCCCTGCTTCTTGTCTTCACTACGTCCACGCCACACATCAGGTTGATAGAACTCTGGTTCATCGTCCACATATCTACGACTGATTTCATTCCACGGCATATACTCGTGCTTCTGAAGCTGACGTGCTACAAAGATGGGTGCCTTGACGTGGAATGTAACAAACGTGTGATTGAATGGTGACTTGTGTTTATGCTTAGCTAGATACTTGATTAGCTTGGTATCACGTTCAGCTAGGACATCATCCGCATAATCACCAGATGGGTGAACTCGTTGTTCCCACGCACTCTTCTTACCAAAGCTGACACGTGCAGCATTCACTACTGATAAGTCACTACCCATATGATCAATGTATGTTACTTCCATTTACTTTTATTTACCTCACTACTTGCTATACACCAAAACCCTACAATGATTAGGGTTAGTATAGATATTGCTGTTACTATTTCACTCATGTGTTATCCTCATGTTTCTGTAGATACTCTACAGCTTTCCTAATTATATCTAGGTCATCCTTGAATGCACCAAGGCCAGTGTTGCAATGATGGCACACCCAACCTCTGAATGTTTCTGTCTCATGACAATGATCCAACACCCAGTTCTGTAATTTCTTCTGCCCCTTACGTCCTATCTGATCAATAGTACGGTTACATATAGGACAAAAATAATCATCATCAGGATATGGATGTATCTTCTTCAGATGTTTGATCAGATCAGCTTGATTTCGTGCACAACTACGACACTTACGTTTGATCTCACCCGACACCATGTGTTGAAAGTTCTCGACTGGTTGTACAACACCACAGTTGTTACACTCAAGGCCATCCTCATAATGCTGTACCGCCAGTTCAAACAATTCTAGTTGGTTCATACCTGATACCGTGCAGTTTTGTATTCCAGATCACAGTGCACAACACCGTGCCATCCAGATAGTTTATTCTTCACAACATTCAAGTGACGTTGTGTATCTTCTTCCTCTTGCCCATCCACCACAGGGTTCTTGGCAATCAATACCATAAGGTCAGCCTCTGCTGCCTTACCTGTACGTGAACCTTCCATCATGCTCTGGTTCAACAGAACCTTGCCCTCTGCATCAGCAGATAGCTGAGACATGTAGAAGATCGCACAGTTGTGTGCCTTAGCAATCTGACGGGCATAGATAGCGTTAGCTTTCAGTGCTTCGTCTGGACGTGCATAGCCACCAGTACGAGCAAACTTGTCACCCATGTCTAGGATCACAATGTCAGGCTTGTATGACTTGCATACTGACTCCACCCATGCCATGTCACGGTCACTGGCATCCTTGATCTTGATGTTGTCCTTGACCAATGCGTATATATCACGAGCACGGGCAGGGTTATCCTTTACCTCTTGCATTGTCATGCCTGTGGCGGCAGTCAAGTACCGTGCACCGACACGGTGTGATGCTTCCTCGTTACACAGGATCACACACTTGGCACCCTGATGTGCAAACCCATTCGGAGCAGCGATCAGAGAGGCGTGGAATGATGTTTTACCTGTGTTAGGACGTGCTCCTACCTCAATAAGATGACCCGCATTCACGCCCTCTACCTTACGTGTCAGAGTAGGGATGTTAAATGTCCATTGTGATTCCAAATCATTCTTTGCAAGCAAAGTTTCAATGTCAATGTCATCCCATTCAATACGTAGGTCAGGTGTGAAGTCATCTGAATAACGTTCAAGGATGTCACGTAGTGGTTCAAGGCTACCCTTTGTACCATTCACGTAATCAAATCCAAGGTTGGCTACATCCTCACCCACTACCTGTTGGAACAGCTTAGACAACACTTCTTGTGCTACGTCACTACCCATAGGTGACTCTTTCTTGATCTGCCTAAACAGAGAACTGTAAGCATTCTTCTGTGCAGTGGTGAGGGTTGGATTGTTTGACATAAACAATGCTTCAATCTCATCGGGTGTAACTGTACGTTCATAACGATCCATAGCACGGTCAATAGACTGCTTGATCTTACGTACATCTTTACTGAACAATCTGTCAGGACACTTGGCACCACGATGATCCTCGTAGAACTCCTTGTCCATCAGACTGCGTATTAATGATAATTCCATTATGTTTCTCCTAGTGTGTTTAAGTTTTCTATGTCGGTAGGATTACGATATTTCAGGTCATCTGTCAAACGTAATACTTTTACGTTGTCTACATAACCACGTAGTTCTTTGGCAAACTGTAGTGTTTTTGGTAGGGCATCGGGGTCAAGTGCAATGATAACCGTTGTGAACCGTGATAAGTACTGCTTATGTACCTCAGAGAGTGACGTACCCAACACTGCTACCCCGACATATACGCCACCCTCTGAGCATCCAGAACCGCCTGTCGCACCTACAATAGCTGCACTCACACAGTCCTCAACGACTACTGCCGTAGTACCACACCCATGCACATAAGGCAAGGGGTTTTTACCATATCTTTTCCACTTAGGTAATTTTTTTCCTAGTGCTCTGCCAGTGGCATCCACCATGATATTGTTGTGTACCACAGGAAATACGACACGATCTTCTTTTACATCATACAACAAGTCCTGTTCTACAGACCACAGTCTCCACTTGTAGCAGAAGTCAGAGATACGAATGTAACTCTTCACTATCCACTCAGGTTTCTGGAAGGGTACTGCTTCTGTTTCTTGTGCCATACTGCCTAATGACTTACGAATGTCATCACTTGTAAGATGGGTACGTGTGCCACCAGACACACGACACCCTGCCTTGTAACAATTCCATACAAGCTGACCCATATTATTGGTAGCTGTAAACGTTTTAATGCCACCACATACTGGGCAGTTAGTACGTTTAGTCTCACCATTAACTAGGTGCATATCACTTATATGTTCTTTTATATTCATCATGTATCACTTTCTGTGTTGTTCGTTTCACTCAAGCATACAGACATGTCTCTCTGTGTCAAGGCACTATTTGCACTTTCGTAAGTATGCTTCATGTATGGTTTCACAGATGCAACATGTGTATGCCCTGTCACTGCCATGATTTGGGGCAAAGGTACACCCTTATCAACCATCTGTGTTACACCAGTACGACGAATGTCCATCAGACGTAGCTCATCGGATAGCTTTGCTAGTCTCATGATATTGCGTCCAACCTTGGACAGTCTCTCCATAGCATAGGGTTGGAACCTACCATCCCGTGGTTGTGGGTGTGGTGCAACCCATTCCTGAAAACCAAAGTCAGCTTTCTGTTCTAGCAGCATAGCATTCAGGTTGTCACTGATAGGCAGGAACACCTCTGACCTACGCTTGCTCTGCTCCAACGTTAGTTGTTGCTTCTTCAAGTCAAGGTTATCCCAACGTAACATACGCATGTCACCCAATCGCTGGCACCACTCGTATGCCATGTGCACAATCAGTCCAATGTTACGGTACTGGAAGTCACTATATGCTACGTCAAGGAATTTATTCACCTCACCATGTGTCCATATAACTTTACGCTGCTTCTGCTGCTTACGTTTGATCTTGGCAAAAGGATTTTGCTCTGCGTGTTCCATCTGAATGGCGTAGTTGTACACTCTACTCGCACACGTTGCCGCATGGTTAGCAAAACTGACACCACGTTCAACCCATTTCTCATATGCTTGCTTTGCAACTTTAGGTGTAACCTCTCTGTACTTACGGCACCCAATTGTTTGGTGTACCACTGTCAAGAAGTACCTGTAGTCAACCTTGGTTGAGTCACGTAACATCTTGAAATCATTAGATAAATAATAAAAGTTGATAAGGTCAGTGACCTTGCTGCTTGGCTTTAGCTTCACAACTTTTGATTGTTCCTCACGGTATGCGTCAATGTCTCTGTTGTATTCACGTGCAATCTGTCTTGCAACTTTTGGATCGTCACCTAGTTCTTCACGTTCTACTACTCCCTCATTCACCAATGTTTGTGGTGGATTAAAACGGTATGAGATGTCACCCGAAGGTGACACTCGCTGTTGTACATATCGTGGTAAGGTTCTCATGTGTTATGCAGCCTCCAATGTAATGAACCGATCATCAGATACCCACTTGGATACCTCTTGCTCACGTGACCACATGCTGATAGCCTGTGTGTCGTTGCCTGTGTTACGTAGGTTAAACCCGTTACGTTCATCGGCATACGATGCATAGTTTGTGAACGCAGAGTACAATGCCCACTTATTGTGACCACGTGTCGCAGCCTCTTGTAAGTACAGCATGTACATTTTCTCTGCCTTACGTTCAGATGAAATCATTTCTTCCAACAGAGAACGAACGTCCACATATTTTGTGGATGTCTGCGCCCACACTTGCATCTTACCTGCCTCAGTGTAGAAGTCAGTACGAGCACGAGCAAGTTCATAGATGAAACTCTCCATAGAAAAGTTTGCAGTGTTCTTCTTACGGATTTTGTCATACTCTCCACGAATACATCCATTGGTGCAGAAGAAATCAATAGCACCGAAGTACACTTGGTTGCTGCATGAACCGTCAATACCATGTAATGATATGATACGATTACCAATCTGTGTTTGGTGCTTGTCAGTTGTGATCTCCACCTGCATGTCAGGTAGTTCAATGTCAAGCATTGACCATGCACCATTACGTGCAGTTTTCCAATTGAACTTGGCATTCATCAGTTCAGATGAAAGCAGTTCGTCAGTCACAGTGTCCATGACACCACGGTAAAAGTCACCATGTGATGCACACTTGAATGACTTACCGACGATACCAAGGTACTCGCCAGTGTCTGCATTGATGACGTATTTCTTATCGTCAACCTTAGTTGGTTCAAACTCTACGTCAAAGTCTAGGTGGGTTGGAATATCAAACGGCATAATTTATCTCCTTCAGTTGTTTGTATGGCAACTGTGCCATAGTTATATAAGTATGTCAACATCTATTTGTAAAAGATGTGTGACCCATGTGTTACTGTTTGTGTGTAGTGATTGCGCCACCACGGTCTAACATAGTTAGCATGGTAATGTGTGGCACCATCGGTGTTATCTTCATGGAACCCATACACTACGTTATGGGCTACCACCTTGGCATACAGCCAATGTACTTCTTCACGAGGTGTGTCGGACTTACCGTCACAGTACCAACTGAACTGGCACTTGTGTTTGCCACGGTGAAAGCCCTGATACACTACCTTGCAAGCATCGTCAGGGAATGCGTCATGTGCCACACGATTGAGCACAACGTGGGCAACGGCATACATACCTGCCATAGGTTCACTACGTGCCTCGTGATACACATTCAGTGCGATACATGTCAGTGCTGCTTCAAGCATCCTCAATCTCCTCTGGCTGTATGTACACAGTTTCAAAAGGGTTATCGTTGTCACAAAACGGACACACTTCTATGAAGTGTTCTCCCTCTTCAAACACACGATCACACTGTAAACAATGTACTAAATCAAGCATACGCTACCTCCCAGTTTTGGTATTCAAACCAATCAGGCACATCACGTTTAGTCCACACCATCTTGAACCTGTGTTGCTTCGTCTGATAGAACTGACGATAGCTTTGGATAGGCCACGGTCTACCTGACTTTAGGTCAGTGTGTTCACTGAAACACTCAGGGTGTGCAGTCAATTCACCTGTCGGCACGAACCTTGCACCCTCACGTAGTGCATCAATGAAACGTTCTGATGCATGTTGTCTGCCATATCTGTAGGTATACTCCAGACACATGTGGTTCCACAATCGGAAAGCATACATGTAATTGCTACGTGTCTTACCTGCCCACAGTGTGCATGGATGCTTGGCATGTGCTACACGGTACAGTTCATGCTCATCGGCATACTTTGGGTTAGCCTGACGCACCACAGTGCATAACATCTGTGCTTCTTCTAGTGGCATCTTGACCACATGCTTGTCACACAATGCTTGTGCAATCTCCTGTGGCGTATCAGCTATAATGAAACGGTTCATGGTTTCTCCTTTGGTTTAGGTATAGGGTGGTCTGACCAATCGTCACACGGGTCATCCAGTGGCATTGGCTTCTGGTCTGACGATGTTGATGTATATACGGTATGCATCATGTAAACTCTCCGCATCTGAGGTCAGGATCACTTCGTCACCTACCTCTGCATATTGCTTCAGCTTTTGTATACTGATGCGTTTATCACCACGTTTGGCACTACGATAAAACTTTACATCACCCTCTGTGCCATCGGCATACTCACCGACAACAGAGAATGCGTTACGCATGGTGCGTTCTCTCTCCGTGTCGTACCACTCTGCGGTAAAAAACTTATCGTCATAGTTCATGCCAAAGTCACTGTCCAGAAACTCTCGCACAGATTTGTTGGCATCAATGATGCTTTTATCTAGCATCGTTTTAGTTAGTTTGATTTTAGCTTCCATGTTTACTCCTTACTGTATCATAAATGGTGCTTCATGTATGAAGTCATACTGTTTGTATTCTTCCATTTCAAATTCGCCACACTCCACAAAGTCAATCTGGTTTGCGTCTGGGTGCTCGTGTTGAGCCAAACGCATGGCAAACTCTGTGGCACTGTGCCAATCATTGATTGCAGGGTAGGTGTCATCCAACTGGATAAGACTTTCCACCCCGTCAATTTCAACTACGATTTCGTAGCCCATTATTTTCATTCAGTTTATCCTTTGTAATACCATGCACGGTCATCGTCTTTTAAAACATACGGCTTCCAATGTTCGGGATAGCCAGTGTCTTCATCCCTTTGAGGTTTGAATTTAAATGTATCACGTAGATACCACATCTTTCTTTGCAAATCACGTAGTTGTGACAGTGACACATCAAAGCCATCAGACACATCACGCAATAGATCATCAATGCAATTGTATAGGTCAAGTAGTTTCTCTACTTCTTCTCGTGTTAGTTCTTCATATAGTTCTGTTGCCATAGGTGTATCTCCTTGTATTAATTCCCTTACTTCTTCAGGTGTCATGAACGTGCTCCTTCTGCATATAGGTATGGCCTATTTCTGTGATCGCCAACGACCATGCTTGGCTGTAGTTGTAGCATAGCACGTTTGGCTGTACGTACTGGTGTCGTGTCATATACATCAACGAATGTGTCAAACTTGTATGGGTTGTATGACACAAGTGTGTAGTCCAAATAGTCTGGATGATACTCTGGATCAAAGTCATCAAAGTGTGTGATCTCACCACGAACAAAGGCATGAACATTCTTCTTGCCCTCACGCAGTACACGTTCACGCCCTGCCTTACGTACCACAAACTTAGGGTCACGAATGTGCACCTTGTCAGTGTGTAAGATTACTCTGCCAGTGGAACACTGACGGACAGACCACGTGTATCTGTGTAGGTTAAAGTAAACTTCAACTCGCATTGCTTTGCTCCTTCACATACTTCATTGCGATACGTTTGTTATGTGTGATGATGACCACACGATCATGATCATCATACACAACCCATTTACTTTTACGCCGCACCAATTGCATCCAGTTGTTTCTCCACCTTACGCAGTTGAACACGCAGCTTGCGTTGCTCTGTCAGCAACTTTGTCTTGCCAGTGTACTTGGCTTTGATGACACCTAGCTTCTTGAGCACTTGTGTACGATAGATCACACGGTTAGGCAATTCATTCAGTGCCTCTGCCACTTCAGCAATGGTCATTTCATCCCAACACTCCACCAACACTTCGTCAATCATGACGTAGTTGTATGTGAACGGCTTTGCCTTGTTCATGTGGAATGTGTGCTCTGCATACAATGCAGGGTGAGCAGATAGGACTTTAGGTGTGTATGCTGAATTTGTCATGGGGTATTCTCCTTATATTAAGATGCTAGTTTACGGTTAAGTTGTTTGTTCTTACGTGCAATCTTACGATCACGTTTCCAATCGTCACGTTTAGGTTTCTGTCCAATGTTGGACACTTTAGAAAACTTAATAAAGTTTTTCATTTCGTAACGCATTTTGTTTCTCCTTCTTACTGAGTTTGCGTTTGTTGCCCTTCTTGGGCGGCACTACCTGTGGGCTTTTGCGCTGCTGTAGCAGTGCTCTCGCCACGGGGTTGATCACCCCAGATTTGTTTGTCGATTTCATTTTGCAACTCCTGCAATGCTGTGATCAGACTAGGCAGTGTCTTGTCATATCTGATCGGGTTGTCTAGGTCACTCACATCTGCAATTTCCTGCACAGATGTGACGCCATTTGAAATGTGTTGAGCAATAGATATTTCTCTACCTAAGTAGTGAACATAAATGTTATTCATAGCATTGTGTACTTGCATGTTATTACACTCCTTGTGCTACTGTGTCAGCTTTACGTTTACTGCTACCATGTGCAGGAAACCCAATGATTGCATCACGTTGTTTTGCACACAGTTGGCATGTAGAGCATGACACATCATCACGAATTGTGGCAGGACATACGACAATCTTACGACCCTTTGGGGTCACAGTGTTAGTTGTCTGTGCCTCTGGCAATACTGTCGCCACAGGCCCAATGCCAAGGTCATACAATGCATCTGCATGTTTGACATTGTTGGCAGATAGATTGACGACAAAGCCTTTGTCATTCATACGTTTGACCACACGAGCATTATGCTTGTCAGTCAATACGGGATAGTGAGTGTAAGTGAAACCACGTTTGCCAACATTGGCATCGGCAAGTTGATCGTTGGCATCGGCATCCAAACGTTTGCCATCACCTGCAAGATCACCTGCTTGGTTGTGTCTCCACAACTGACCATCCTTGAAGGATGCCACAGTGTTGATGAATGTGTCCCATGCATCGCCACGTTCACCACTGGTCACTTTAGCCCAATGCATTGCCAATGGCCCA